CATCACCCAACAAACGAATAAATGTAACAGGATTACTATTCTTTAAATAAGCTTGCGCGGCGTACGCTGCATAAGTAGGTCCATTATAATTGCCGTTTCTCCAAACATCAGTGGCTTCTTTGCCAGGAGCGGGATTTCCAAAAGTTTCTACAAACTCAGCAAATGAGTGCACAACAGTAGGCTCAAAACCTGGTCCTTTTTCAGAACGGCCAATAATTACTGGCCCCATTCTTGCTGGCTCTACGGGTAATTGTGATCGATCAATTTCGTTGATAAAAATTCCAGGTGAAACAAATCTAAATTTTTTAACTGACATTCTTTTAGTTCTCCTTTACGGCTCGTAAGACATAAACTGTTTTCTTCTATAAATAGTAATGAGAAATTGTAAAATCCATTACTTTCTTTGAAAATAGGTTTTCCTATAAAGCTAAAATATTATTATTAAATTTATTTATAATTCTGGGGCGTTTTCCAAACGATCTACAGCGTTTTCCTGATTGTCTAAGTGCTCTTGGATATCGCCGAAGATAATCCGCTCGCGAGGAATTTTAACTTCTACAGCGTTTTCATGAATAACCATTTTTGGTGTTTCTTGATTTTTGTCCTCTCCTATTAAATAACCCAACACTTTTATATTAATATTTGTTTCATATTTTCTTTCTTCTTCGCCTAAAGTAGCTACATTGTTTGTTAATTGAAAATCGCCCTGTATAAACCCTTCATAAAAATGATTATTGTCCCTCATAACAAAATAATTGATTGCTCCAGTTTTTGTGGCAAAAGGTGTTACCAATTCATTCATTTGTTGTTGATACTCTGTTCTTAAAGTTATTACATATGTAGTCTCAATATATGTTGGCATTGGCATTGATACCCACTGGTATACAATTTTGTTGTTTTTCCTGGGAAAATTATATTGGTCTTCTACTCTATAAGAGTCTGCATTCGCAAAATTAGATGTCTTATCTTGATTTAATATTCTTTTATAAACTATTGAACCGCCGCGGCTATTTCTGTCTACATTCCCCCAAAAAATACCTTTCCTATTCATATCTTTTACAACAAACGTACGCTCAATTGTAATCAAAGGAAGAACTAATGTTCCTGAGCCGTCTCTTAAATCTTTGTCATTTTTTATTTGATACGCTCTTTCTGCGGAGGCCCAAATAATTGGTACTTTTTTTCGACCTTTGTTAGTCGTTGTTTTTAAATCTAACTCTTCATTAAGATGCTTAAAGACAGCTTCATCGATAGTTTCTAGTGTCGAGGGTATAATTGGAATTTCTCTACGTGGCATCGAATGTTCCTCTGCGAGATTTAATACATGTTGCTTCTATTTCCATTTTATGATCTGTCTGACCAAACAATTGCCTTGGTTCATTTAAAGTAACTATTTCATAATGTGTGTCGCCATATAAAACAAAGTCACCTTCTCTTACAAATAAATCTTGATCTTCAGTTAGGCGCCTTTTGTGAAAATGTATAACAATGGAAGGCTTCCTGTCAATTCCCATGCTTGTTGTTTCAGTAGTATAACCTTTCCAAACAACCAATGCATAAACTCTAATTGGAGGTAAAAATGTTTTTTCTATTGCTTCTCCATATAAAGAATGAAAATTAGTATGTTCCATACTTATGGGGTAATACAATACTTGTTGGCCTATAACACGCTCAATAAGCTCATCGTTAACTTGTTTGACAAGATTTCGTTCCTTTTTCCCAACAAACATCGGAGGAGGTGCTTGGCTAGGCTGTGTCCATTTCTCAGTTGGCATTTTTTTATTATCCTAATACAATAGGTACAGGATAAGGAATTTTACCATGTACGCCCATTGTCGATTCTGCCATAAGAGCCTCTTTTTCAACTAATTTAGCATATGTAAGTTCGTCCAGCGTTGTTTTTAACTCTTCTCTTAGCTTTTCTTGTTCTGCTTGTCCTTGGCTAATTAAATCACCACCATTTAAGCTAACAGCTTCTCCAGGTATGGGAATAGAGCCAAATTTACTTCGTACCTGTCCTAAAGTTTCTTTACTGAGTGCTAAAGTGAACCTTCTAATCCATTGTTTACCAATGGCATTAATATTTACAAATGGAATATTTTCAAATGGTAAGGTGTTCATATTATTGACACCATCAATACCATCATCTTTTTCAGTGTCACGATCCCATATATCATCTTTAACGTAAAAATCAAACCAAATATAGCCTGGAGATCCAATATGTGGCGACGGGAAAAGTCTTAATCTATTGTTTTTAATTTCATACGAATAGTGGCTATTTCTAGTATAAATTGCATCTTCAAAGGCCATTGCTTGAAGTTTATTTTGCCAGGCCGGAATAATTTCAAAAGTTGAATCATCGGCAAATTGCCCATAGCTAGCCAAATCGCCAACGGTATTTAAACCACCATAATAGCCATAAAATCTCCACATAGCGTGCGGCGTTTTATACCAAACTTTGGTTATATGGATTCTTTTATTGTTTATTTTATTTTCAAGCTTGGAGCTAGGATTATTATTGTAATCTCCTTCAACAATTTCTTGTAAATCATAATCTTGTACGCTTGCTGTTATTGCAAAAGAAGCTGAATATATTCTTGTGGCGCCGCCAAAGCCAGCTTCGGTTGCCATACCATCTCCAATTTTTTTACCATAAGAAAATTGCCATTTGGGATATCTAAGGTTAATCTTGTCTTTATGATCTGCGCCGATTTTTTCGCCGTCATGATCAAAAGTACCAGTTGCCGCGCCAAGTGCACTTCCTAGAATGTTTTTAGCTTGATGTACATTAACAATATAAGAATATTCCAATACAGCTTCTTCATATGCTGAAAATATGCTTCCTGTTGTTATTTCAATATCTAAGACGTCTCCGCCAAGTTTTTTATAGGTATACGCAACTTGATTGGCAGCTGCTTCGCAAAAATATTGGGAGAACATATTAGTACTTGAATCTGAATAGATTTGAAATGGTAGCTCAGCGTTGTCTTTTACATCGCTAGCAGTGCTTCCTGTTGGAAGTGTGATTTTGCTTGTTTGACTCGAAGGTGTTAAAGTGGGTACTGCCATTCATTTAGATCTCCTCGCTATAATTAGTTGGCAGTACTTTAAAAAATCTAATTTACTTTTTCTTTGCGGGTTTTCTTTTTCTTGCGGATTTCTTTTTAGAATCTGGCCTTTTTTTTCGGGGCGAAATTTTGCGAGATTGTTTTTTTGGTTTTGGCTCAGATATAACAGATTCATCAATTTCTTTTATTATAACTTTAGGAACCTTTTTCTCTTCAACCTCTTTTCTCTCTTCAACAACTTCTTCGTAGGTTTCAGTAGTTGTGGTAATCGCTTCCTCTAATGCTGCTTTAAACTTTGCAAACTTTGCTGCAAATTTTCTTGCAAATTTTGGACTAGTCATCCGGCGCTTTTTCTTTCCCATAGTAAACTCCTTTTGTTGATATTATACAATATTATGTTAAAGATTTTAAAAGAAAACCCCTCTCCGCAGAGAGGGGCTTAATGAGAAGATTTTATACAAGACCCCATTCGAGTTCTTCATATACAATGCCCATAGTAGAACTAGCTGCATGGATATGATACATAAATGGTGTGACAAGGTCGCCTGAGTCAAAAAGAAAGGAACTACTTAAGGCAGCGTTCGTAAATTTTGCCCCATCTAGGTAATAAGTAGGCGAGCCGGACTTATCAACCTCCACTTTAAGCTCGTGAGACTCGCCATCGGCCCATGTAGTGGCGTCGCCGTGCTCGCTGTCAGTGACGGTGGTTGCATTATTAAGGATTGTTTCTATAAAGAATTTGCCTGCATTGACATTAATTGCTGCCATATCGGTATAATTGTCCACCGTCGCGTTGGGCGCTACCACTGGTTTGAAACCAATTAAACAATCGTCTGTGTCTGAAACGTCTACCAAAGTAAATCTACATCGAACGAAAAACTTTGGACTAGTGCCGATTTTAAAGTAATCGCCATTTAAAACACCCTTTTCTGTCGCTCGTCTAGCCTCCCATTGAAGGCCAAAGTCG